GTATGTGTTCGCCCTGAACGGCTCAGTTTTCTGCAAGCTTGTGAAATTCGATGAGATTACTGGCAGGATACGAATCTATTCCATGCACACGGAGAACATCAAAGACGCTGAGCTGCTAAAGGAACTTGATCCGTCAAACTCGGCAGACGCTGACACATTCCGCCTCTTCGGGCGCGTGCTAGCCTGGATGCACGAAAACCGCCTTATGAGCAGGCATTAAAAAAGCCCCGGAAGTGATTTCGGTTCCGGGGCATATATTTTAGTAATCGATTACATATATTTCAGCAAAGCTTTTATAAACTCATAATCTACAACAAAAGATGTTTTTCTTGAAGAATCAGAACTGTTTCCCAATGTTACTTCAAGTTCATTGGCATTTTTGAGGGCTTCCATCTGAGCATCAAATAAAGCTCCAAACATGATAAAGTAGTAGCCGTTATCTGAATCATGAGGACTTGATAATGCATCCTTCATGGAGACAGTTTTCTGACCAGTACTTATTATGTACTCGTCCCAATATCCATGCTCAAAAGGCTCATCTTTTCTTAGGGCTGCAATATACCCCTTATAGATTATGTTTTTACCTATCTCAGTTTTGATGACAGCAAAGGCCAGACCTTTGCTGGTTGAATCTTCTTGAATAGCGTATGCGACACTTGTATCTTTGGAATCGTCCTCTGTTGTCACCTTATAGGTGATTTTCTCGGTATAACCGTCTTTTGACTGAGACCACACGACAGATTCTTTTGCACTGTTATCATTACTGTCATCATCGCTTTTGCAGCCAATAAACAACAGTGGTAACATCAGAAACAAAAACAAAAACTTTTTCATAAAACAAAACTCCTGTTGGTCACATTATATACTTTCATGGGCGATAAAAACAACTCCAAAAATAATTTCAGTTCTAAATTAAAAAACGCCGTAAACAAGCCGTTCGGACACTCGGTGGCAAATTATCCGCTTTTGCCCGAAAACACGCTAAAAACCATTTAAAAACCGTTTAGAAGCCAATGTTTTCTGTGAATCGCAGGCTTAAAACCGCCGTATATGATTCACACGCAAAAATTCATCAAGAGAACCCGCGTTTTGCAGGCTTTTTCATTTTAAACCAGCCCGTTCATTCCTGCCCATATTTCAGCAATCATCGTGCATCAAGAATAAACTGAGAATCATGAAAATCAGAAAAAGACAAATCGCCAAGGCTGGTATCTTCGGCTCAATCGAGAATCCGACCGTGGTAAGGGAAAGCGAGCTTGAGGAAATCGCGGAGACATTCCCAGAAATCAAGCGCGCTCCAATCAAGCTCGGCAATCACTGGAGCGATGACCGCCCACGGCTGGGCAATGTAATCAGCGTGACATACGACAAGAAAGGAAAGAGCCTCTGGGCTGAAATCGAGGAGCACGACACTCTCTCACAGGCAGTTGACGAAGGCTATTATCCAGATGTGTCCATCGGCGCGAAGCAGCGTGCCAGCGACGGAAAGATGTACCTTCATCACCTTGCATACCTCGGCAACGAACCCCCGGCAATCAAAGACCTTCATGACTCAATCGAAAAAGACATGAGCGAGGCTGAGAAAACGCTGGCTGCAAGCGACGCAGACGGAATCCGGGCATTTCCGGGCACAGGCGAAAAGGAACTTTACCTTTCCGACACTCAAACCAAAACCCAAAAGATTTTAAATAAAAAGGAGGCTCTTATGAGCGATGAGGAAATTAAGGCGATGGCCGAAGAAAACGCCCGCCTCAAGGCCGAGGCCGGAGCAAAGGAAAAGCTCCTGAGCGACAGCCTTGCAAGACAGCGTGAGAGCGAGAAAGAAGCACTCCGCAAGGCCGCCGAGGGAAAAGTTCCCGAAGCTGAGCTGGAGAAGCTTCTCGCACTCGCAGACAGCTTCGAGCAGGGAAAGACAATCGAGCTTTCTGACGGCACGGGAAAACGCACTGCAAGCCCTGTTGCTGTCCTTTCCGAGGTATTCGGAAAAATGGCGAAGCCCGTTGAGCCTGGTGCGCTCAACCTTTCGGACTCAGCTTCGGCTGCCCCTGAAAAACCGCTCGCATCAAAAATGTTCGGCCATGTGTAAGGAGGAGACATGAACAAGATTATTGGAGAAGTGGAAGTCACCCGCCCCCAGATTCTGCACGGTGACCACCATATCGTAAGCGGTGCGGCAATCGCCGATGAAACCGCAAAATTTTCGGCAGGAACCCTGCTTTACAAGGACGAGGGAAATTATGTTCCCCTCGCAAAGAACGACGCGGAGCACAAGCCTGTTGCCGTAGCGGTCGAGCCTCTTGAAGAGAAAGCCGACGGTGCGGTAATCCTCGCTTGCCTTCACGGAGCAGTGCGCGCAGAAAAGCTCGTATATGCTGACGGCAGCGTTGAGGATTTGCGGTCCGCAGGAATCTACTGCATCGAGGGCGAATCAGCCGCCCAGGAGGAATAACAGATGCCAATTAATTACGCCGCAAGATTCGGCAAGTATTTCACACAGGCAAAAGTTGCTGACATCATCAGCAATATGCCTAAGCCAGAGACACCAATGAAAGACCTCTTCTTCCCAGCTGGAAGACAGAAACAGAAGTCAGGAGCATTCATTACCGTTGAGGACATTCAGCGTGTAACTGGCTCAATCCCTCTCGTAAGACGTGGGAGCCGCTCATATTCACTTGATGACGGCTCATCTGTCCGAAAGATGATTGAGGTTGACGGTTTCATTCCGTCAAAGTTCATCAGTGCGGCAGACCTCAACACTCTCATCTCACTTGGCGATGAGCAGGCAATCAGCGCATGGGTCAACGAGAATCTTGAGTATCTCCGAGACCGCATCAGCGAGTCAACCGAGACACTCATCTGCCAGGCACTCAGCGGTAAAATCGCGTACCCTCTCGCATCAGACGGCTCAATCACCGGCAAAGAAGAGATTGACCTTGGCGACCCGCACGCAATCAACTCAGCAACCGTCAAGAAGGGCGATGTCGGCCAGCTCCGAAAATGGCTTGAAGACCGACTTACAGAGCACAGAAAGAAAGCCGGTGCCGCTTCCAGCCCGGTCAACTTTGTCGGTGCGACAGTATACAACGAGATTGTTGACACAATGACAAGCAAGGACAATCTCCCGATTGTATGGACAGACACAGGCATGAAACTTTTCGGAAAATATGATGTTCGTCCGCTCGACACATCATATACTTTGCCAGGCTCACAGCAGGCGAAGACAATCCTCGGAGCTGACGAAAGCCGCATCATCGATATCGCGAACCCAGGAGACCTCTTCTACCTTGCAATCGACGACATGGACGCAAAGCTTGCCGCAATGCCGTTCTACGCAAAGCCAATCAACTGCGAGGATCCGTCGGGCATCAAGCTCATCGGTTACTCAAAGCCGCTCCCAGCCTTCGCAATGAAACGCCAGTCAAAGCAGACAGTGGCATTCAAGTAGGAAGGAGCCTGATATGGAAGAGTACGGCATTGAAGGAATCCTTGCGGAGACGCAGAAAGAAACGGAGTTCGAGCCTTTCGGTTCGGCTGTCACCAAAGAGGATGTGGCGGAATGTCTGTCCAACAACCTCTACATGCAGCTGAGCGAGAAAAGTGACAAATTCGTGCTCGATGCCGTCAGCCGGGCGGAGACTTACATCGGTGCCGTGCTCTCATACCTGCATGTGAAATTTGACCTGGACAACAAGGTTGTCCGCCAGATAGTCCTGATGCAGTCAATCTACGAGCTGCACATGGCACTTGGACACGAAGAGGCGGGGCGCGAATACCGCATTCAAGCGAAGAACACAATCATAGCCGCATTCGGCTCTTTCCCTGACCTTGACAATTCTGACTCAGCCCCGAAAGCTCCTGCGGCGCGGGTTGTGAGTCCGAAACAAAGCCCCCGGATGAGGCAGGTATGGAAAGCAAGGGGACTGAGCCTGTGAGCAATCAGGTTGCGGATGAACTTGATGAGCTTGCAAAAAAACTTTCTGACACGGCACGGCTTGAAAAAGCCGGAATCACTGCCGCAGAAATCCTCAGAAAGCATATCTATGAGGGCAATGGGTTCACGCCCCTGTCAAGGGCAACAACCGACTACAGGGGAAACGGTCGGCCGCTTCTGGATACAGGCTCGCTCCGTGACTCAATCACAAGCGAGCTAAAGGGCAATGACTCCATTAGCGTTGGAACGACTAAGCTTTACGCCCCGATTCAGAACAACGGCGGCACCATTACCGCCAAGAAAAACTGGCTTTTCATCCCTGCAAAGGGAACCCGCCAGCTTGAAAGGCGTTACGGCCCCAAACCGAAGGACGTTCTGGACGGACTTAGGAACGGCGGTTACAGGGTGTTCAGGATCGGGCGCACCGTGTGCTACAGGAAGAAAGACAAGGACTCGGCTACTCGGGTCGCCTATTATCTTAGGAAAACTGTTACGATTCCGGCGCGCAAATTCTGGTATCTGAGCGATGACGAGATGAGGCAGATTGAGAGGGAGATTTTCCCTGACGCATAGGAGGTGCAAGGTTGAGAACATACGAGGCCCTGAAACTCTTCGCTTCCCAGCTGGAGCGGAACATAGCGGGCGATTCGTTCAAGACCAAAGTCGTGATAACCCCGGCAAGCCTAAAGGAGAAAGGCGTGGTCATCGCACTGTCGCTCCTTAAAAGCGTGCCGGACAACGCACGGCTTGGCAAATACACCAGCCGCACGCTGAGGGTCAAGGTCGCCGTACAGGGAAGCCTGGAAAGCCAGACAGGACTTGAGCAGGCTTGTGACCTCATAGAAAGCCTTGACGAATACCTTTCCACGCCACAACTTCATCTAAAGGCATGGAAAGAGACGGACAATGCGATGGACGGAGAAATTTCGCTCGCGAACACAAGGATCATCCAGAAAATCTCGGCAGAGGATTCCTTTGTCGGCTCGCCCGACAGCACGGAGATTCAGTATGCCGATGACGACAGGATTGTTCTGATAACCATTCCCACAGGGAGGCAATGAATGGTTCATACCACACGGTACAAGACCGAGAACGGAAAAACAACCGCACTCGAAAACAAAAAAAACGAACCTGAGCAGACACCGCGAAAAAAAACGGAAAACGCTGGTTCTGAAAAAGACGGGAAAAAGGAGGAACAATAATGGCAAAAAGAGAAGAGACGCCATTGGTAGGTGACGACGGCCTTATAATGACAGGCTCGAAGGGCACCGAATATGCCGGAGACGGCCAGAAAACACTGAACCAGCTTGTCGGAGCTGATACGGCCGGAGACGGAAGCGGAATGTACCTCATCTCCGCAATCGCAGGCACAGGCTCCATTATTCCGAAAGGAATGAAGGTCGGAGAGCTTTATCCGGCCACAGGGAAAGAGGTTCTTGCCAAAGGTGACAAACTCACTAAGCTCAACCTCACCCATGTCGCTGATGCGACAGGCTGGCAGTTCCAGATCACGCAGAGCGAGATTGATGTCACACGATTGAAGGATAACTTCAAGAAGTACCGTCTCGGAAAGAAAGAGGCCACCGGCACCGTCAACTCAATCATGACACTCGGAGTCTCTGATGAACCGGACGGAATCGTCGCAAAGACAATGAAGCTCTTCCGGCGCACAGCTGACGGCACCGTAACCGTCAGCGAGCTTGAGAATAAGCCAGTCTATTTCCTCGGCTATGTCCGAAAGACCGATACTCCGGGCGAGACAGAAGCATTCGTGTTCGCACAGGTTTATCTTTACAACATGAACCTCGGCGGCCAGACAGGAAACGCCCAGAGCTATGACAGCTCAATGCGCATGACCGGCATGGATCCGGTATTCTATTCGCTCGACATTCCGAGCCTCACCGGTGAAACAACAACAGGAGACTAAAAGATGAAAATTTCAGTGACACAAAAAGGCGTGTTCTATCCTGAATGGAACCACAACCTCGACCTCCCGGAATCAGAAAGAATCCGCGTAGAATACAAGATTCCTTCAATCGCAATCCGTGAGCGTATTGAGGACCGCAGCGAAACTAAAGCCCGCGCCGACAGCAAGGGCAATGTCGAGGGCGTAGACATCATCCTCAAGACTGACGACAATGCCATCATCGATGCCATGCTCACAGGAATCTACAACTGCTCGGCTGAGGTTGACGGAAAGACAATCGAAATAAACGGTGCTAAAACACTCCGTGAGGCCCCGTGTGTATTCGGCGACCTCTATGATGAGATTGTCAAGGAACTGCGCGCAGCTCTCAAGCGGGGAATCAACGAAAAAAACTCCGCATAGCCTTCCGCATATTTAAAGAGGGCCTGCATGAGCATGAATATAAAGGCAGGCGCGCAAAAGTTCTCTGGAACACGCGGGTCAAGGATGACGACGGAAACGAAATCTTCATTGAGCGTGGTTCTTTCGGTGATTATGTCAACGAAGAGTTCTGGAGCGCATACCGGGTCTACATACTTACGGAAAACATGCAGTGCCTTCCTTTCAGCGGGGGCTGGGCTGAGCAGCCGGAGTGCATAACCATGGCAATCAACCTGTTCCGAGTTGAGCAGAGCCGCTGGGAACAGGAAGAGCGCGAAAAAGAACTTGCGAAAGCAAGACAAAACAGATGATTAAAGGGCGTTTTGAGAGCTTTTTTCAGCTTTTCAGAACGCCCTTTTTATTGTCTGCATTACGGCAAAAAAAACACAGTCTGCGCAAAATATAAGGCATGGCGGACAAAAAAACACTCGAATATCAGATAAAAGTGCTTGCGCAGGAAGCTGTCACCCAGCTCACGGACATGTCATCGAAACTCAAAGACATGGCTCAGAATGCATCTTCTGCATCAGAAAGCATAAAGAAAAATTCCGTCACATTCATTAACCTGGAATCAGCGGCTAAACAGGCTGCCAACTCAATAAAGCTGTTCGGGGCATCATCATCTGAGCTCCGGGCGATGCAGCAGAAACTCAAAGACGGAACACTTTCCCTTATTGCGCAGGGATTCAAGCCTGAGCAGAGCGAAATAAAGAAGCTCGTTGAGGAATACAAGAATCTCGGAAAACAAGCTGATGACATCGACTCGAAGAACGATGGCCTCATGGGCATGTTCCAGAAACTCAAATCGGAAATCGGAAATGTCGCGGCCGTTGCCGCTGCCGTTAAGTTCGACCAGTTCCTTGTGAAGGTCGGAGATTACGCCCTGAAAAGCGCGGACGCGATAAACACCGTGCGGAACAATTTCGGCATAATGCTCAACGACATGGAGGCAGGTTCCGCGCTCGCCGACAGGATAAACGCATTCAACGTCAACACACCGTTCAATCTGGAAGAACTGTCTACAGCCACACAAGTACTCAAGACCGCAAAAGTCAGCCTGAACGACATGGAAGAATATCTCACACGGTTCGGAGACCTCGCGCTCGGAGACTCACAGAAATTCGCGAGCTTCACTAACGCATTTGCCAAGGCCAGCGCAAAAGGCAAGGCCGACATGGAAGTTCTCAACATCTATATGGAGCGCGGAATCCCGATCCTGGATACGCTCGCCAAGAACCTCGGAAAGACAACAGCTGAAATCACGGACATGTCCAGCAAGGGAAAAATCAGCTTCCATGATCTCAACGAAGCGATAAAGACTCTGACGGACGAGGGCGGCGGATATTTCGGCACAATGAACCTCGCCGCTGACTCCTGGGCAAGCACTCTTGCCGGAGCACGCGAGGCAACCAACAGCCTTGCAGCATCGCTCGGAAACATGCTGATGCCGCTTCTCAAAAAAATCGTCAATGCATATACGGACATTACCAATGCAATCAACTCAAGCCCGCTCCTCAAAGGCCTTCTCGTCGGGGCAGTCACAGCCCTTGCAGTTGCAATCAATACCAAAATGGTAATATCCCTTATTAAACTTGCTGCCAAGACATGGTCCGCATTCGCCGCACAGATGTCTCTGAACTCCGCGCTCTCCGTCACGAATCCTCTCCTTCTTGCCGGAATCGCGGCTGTCGGAATAGCTACTGCCGGGTTCGTGGCCTATGCTGCCGCCCAGCAGAAGGCAGCCGGCGAAACGAACGGTGCCGCACTTGCAGCCCAGAAGCAGAAAGAGGCGATTCAGGATCTGCGGAACTCTGCCGAAGATTACATGTCTTTCATGCAGAACGGCTCTCTTGCCCAGGCAAAACAGACAGTCAGCAATTACACAGGCCTGGTCGAAAAGGCAAAACAGTCTCTGGAATCTTCAAGGAAAAGCCTTGCCAGCCTGCAGGAGCAGCTTTCCGCCACACCGAAAAACATATCCGTTCCTCTTCCTGGCAAAAGATACGCAGGACTTACAAGAACCGAAACAAATCCTGCTTATGCCGAGCTCGAAAAGAAAGTTGCCATAGCCCAAAGAATAGCTGACAGTGACCAGAGCCTTTACGATACGTATAACGCCCGGCTTGAGGTTGCCCAGAAGAATACAGGTGCGCTCCAGCAGAAAATCCTGGATTTTACGACAGAATGGAGCTGTAAGGTTGCCGAAGGAAATTCTTCTACAATCAATCGCATCAATGACCAGGAAAAGAAGGCCATTAAAGAACTTACGAAACAGGCAGAAAATTCATTCGGAGGAAATTACAAAGCCAAGAATTCAGCTGAATACGAAGTTTTCCAGCGCGAGCTGAACGCCCTGCAAAAATACTATGCGGCTGAAAGAAAAAAGATTTATGACAAGGAAATTTCCGACGCCCTCAAAAACATAAGCTCATGGATGGCAAAGGGAGATTTGGAGTCACGCCTCAAGGCAATTGAGGTCGAGAGAAAACAGGCTGCCGACAAGCTGAACAAAGACTCGCTTCGTGCCTACGGAAAGGAATACCAGAGCCGCAGGGAATTCATAATTGCTTCTGCCAGCCTTGAGAAATATTACAACGATCAGAATCACAAGGCACGGCTTGCTCAGGTAGAGGAATACAACTCACGTTTCCAGAAAGTCCTTGATGAAATCGACATCAGGACCGTCGAGGCAATCGAAGCCGGAGACCTGAAGGGCGCGGCTCTCAACGGCGCAGAATCCTCTGCCTTGAAGTCCGTCTCAAACACGGAGGCAGGTCAGGTCGCACAAGGATTCGTGAACGGCGGTGTCTTAGGAGGAGTCGTTGCTGCAATACAATCTTTCGTCTCTGCCCTGATCAATGCCGTTGCCGCCCTTGAGAACGGAAACAAGGTGCTTAATCCATTCACGACAATTATCGGAAAAATCATGGATGTCATCGGAGAAATTCTTAACGAGGTTCTTGAGCCGATTGCGAATGTACTGGAGAGCGTGGGAACGGCACTCGGAAAATTCTTTAAGATTATCGCCCAGATATTGGATCTTATAGTTCATTTCTGGGGTCTGTTTCAGGTGATAACGGTTATAGCAAATGCAATCTCTGCCATCCTTAACGGCATCTACAAGGTTCTGACACCAATTTTCAACGCGCTCATTCGTTTTTACAATGACTACATCGGCAAGATCTTCGCCTTCTTCGGCGGTACCGTCAAAAAAATGAAGGAAATCGGCGAAAGTACGGATGAAGCAGCCAAAGAAGCGGCAAAGCACACTGAAATGCTTCGAAAACGATACCAGAGACAGATGGATTCCGTGAACGATCTCCTCAATGCACAGCTTAGTTCTCTGCAATCTCAGTATGAGCTCGGATTAATCACCCGCGATGAATACAACAAGCGGGCGGAAGAATATTCTGCCATTGCTGATGACAAGCTGTATAAGATTGAGCAGGAGATGAACGAGAAACTTGGTGATATATCCGACAATACCGGCGAAATAACAATCGAGATAAAGACAATCGGAAACTACCTCTCAGACTTCGGCAACTGGATTAAGGACGGATTCAGCTATGTCAAGGACAGAATACTCGGATTTTTCGAAAGCTTCTGGACGAACATAAAGGCAGCAATAGAGACTGCCATCTCGAGTATCGGAAGTGGAGCGAAAGACACGGCATCAGGTATTGTCGGTAAAGTGAAAGATTTAGGCTCATCCATCGTTGACGGCGTAAAAAGTGGACTGGGGAAAGTTGGAAGTTTCTTTGGTTTCGACGTTGGCACCCCAGAAATCCCATACGACATGCCCGCAATCGTCCATAAGGGCGAGACCATCGTTCCGCGAACATTCGCAGAGGGAATCCGTCGCGGAGACCTGGCACTCGTCGGCGGAAATGGAAAATCAGCCTCATCATCCGGTAATGTTATACAGCTCTCACTTACGGTTCAGGGGTCTGTCGTCACGGAAAACGAGCTGACGGACATCGTATACACAGGCATCGCACGAGCAATACAGTCAGGCAGCAAGGCTCCGCTGCCAATGAC